AAGAAACTGTCTACATGTAGACGGTTTCTTTTGGTTTCCCTCCACCGGCGTTGCGCCGGAGCCCTACCCGTGTCTATGTTTGTACAAATACGGCAACAATAGCGCGAGGCCTGGATGAGTACTGCTAGCCAGATGATCACGACAATCGACACCGCGATCGCTTCGATCGTGTCGAAGGAAGCGCAGCAGATTGTTGTCGATGGGGAGACGTATGACGCGCTGGACATATCCAAACTATATAAGCTCCGTGCCAGCTATGAAGCGATCGTCGGCGTTGAGAACGCGGCGGCTAACAACACCGTACCATTCGGAATCACCGGACTATCTGCGGGGAACGCCAGGTGAATATGCGCCGCACCAAACTTAGCGATAAGACGAGCCGCCTACGCCACGCCAACCGCCGCAGCGGTGAGACCGCATACGACGCAGCCGCCGTCAACCGCTTCACCAAAAGTCACTTCGCATCCGCAGGCGCTACCGACCTGAACAGCGCCATCCACGCCAACCGCGCGGAGCTGGTCAAGCGATGCTCCTATGAGTTCCGTAATAACTGCTACGCTAAGGGCATCGTCAACAGCTTTGTGAATGAGATCGTCGGTACCGGCCCTACCCTCCAGCTCACCACGAAAAACAGCCGATTCAATTCGAGCACTGAACAACGGTTTGGCGAGTATATGGCGATATGCGACGCCGGCGGGGATCCCGAGGTTGGCGAACGGATGGACATGGCCGAGCACTTCCGCGTTGGCGTAAAAGAGATCTGCGTCCGCGGCGAGGAAATAACCAACTTTTCCACGGACGACGACGGCGAACCCGGCGAGCCACAACTTCGGCTGCAGGCAGTATCGGCCGACCGCCTGGCATCCAATGCGATCAACCCGGCCAAGGGCATAACCGACGGCATCAAGCTGAACGCCAAAACCGGCAAGCCTGAAGCCTATGTACTTTACGACCACAACCCGAACAGCTCGCTATTCTCCCCAACGCTCAAGACGTCCGACATCCCGGCCCGCGACATCATCCACGTATATATCCAGGACGAAGCCGGGCAGATCCGCGGCGCTCCCCTCCTGGCGCCATGCCTGCCGCTGTTGGCATACCTCCGCCGGCTGACGCTTGCGGTTGTATCGTCCGCCGAACAGGCCGCGAACATCAGCGCAATCATGAAGACGCAGCTCGGCGCAGTACCTCCTGAAGTGGTCGCCTCTATGGACGAACTGGAGATACCGCGTAACGCCATGCTCACTCTGCCGGAGGGCTACGACATCGAGCAGATGAAGGCAGAGCAGCCTACAGCGCAATACCCCAAATTCAAGCTCGAACTTGTCGCCGAGATCGGCCGCGCGATGATGATGCCTTACATCGTGAGCGGCGGAAATGCTCAGGGATACAATTATTCAAGCGGTCGACTTGACCTTCAGGACTGGTGGAAAGCCGTCGCCGTTATTCAGAGCCTCCTCGCCCGCCGCAAGGGTGATAGAATTTTCAATCGCTGGTTTGCCGAAGCCCGGTTGATCCCCGGATACATCCAGGGCTACACCGCCAAGATGCGGCAGACACCGATTCACCGCATCACGCGTCAATGGAATTGGCCTGGGCATGAACACGTTGACCCGCTGAAGGAAGCGAAGGCCGAAGAGACCCGGCTGGCGAACCTATCGACAACGCATGCCGAGATTTGGGCGCGCAAAGGTAAGGACTGGGAACGGGCGTACGAACAGATTGCCAGAGAGAAGAAGTTCAAGCAGGACCTAGAGAAGAAATACGGCGTCACGCTGACCGACGAAGACGTCACCCCCGCCGAACCTGCCCCATCAACCACAGGGAAAACAAATGCCAATTGAGAAGCTAATACCGATGACACGTAACAGCTCGAACGACAACATCACGGTCCGTTCTTTCCAGCTTCGCGCCGATACGATCGATGAATCGAACCGCAGCGTAGAGGCCGTCATCGCCACCGAAGAACCGGTACTGGCTTTTGACCTGCGCAGCTGGGCGACAATCCTGGAAGTCCTGCGTGTTGACGGCATCCAATGGTCGGACGACGGACAGGTTCCGCTGCTCGACACTCACGACCGCAGCAGCATCGGCAAGATGCTGGGATCGACGCGCGATTTCAAAGTGGTCGGCAATACCCTAGTCGCCCGCAACTACTATGCCGACGACGGCGTCGGCGGGCTGGGGAATAAAGCCTGGGCATTGGTCCAGCAGCGCCACTTGCGCGACAACTCCGTTGGATATGAGCCTATCGCCTTCACCGATATCGAGCCAGGCGAGACCGCCACGGTCGAGGGCAAAACGTATACCGCCCCCGCAACGCGTGTGCTGCGTATCACCACAGCCTCCCGCGTCAAAGAGAATTCCAACTGCCCCATCGGCGCGGATCCCGACGCCAAGATGCGCGGCGACAACACCAATCTCACCCCACCAAAAACAACGAAGGAGTCCATCATGGACAAAGAACTCCGTAAGTTCCTCGAGCAGCGCGGCATGCCCGTCGGTGCTAGCGAGGCCGACGCGATCCGTTTCTTCTGGGAAGCGGAGGACGCCGTCCGCGCCGCTGCCCCGTCGCAACTCGACGCCAGCACGAAACCGCAGGCCGCTCCGGCCCAGCGTACATCCACCAATCCCGCGCAGCCCCTGCCGTTCGACGCCGAAGCCGTCCGCAGCCAGGTCCGCCAGGAAGTTGCCGCCGAGATCGAAGCCTGCCGTACCGCTGAAGCCCAGCGTTGCGCCGCCATCCGCAAGGAAGGTACCGACTTCGGCATCGCCCCGGCAACTGTCGAGCGTTGCATCAACGAAGGCTTGGACATCTCCGCCGCCCGCGGCGAGTTCCTTGCAGCCGAACGCACGAACCGCACCGGCGTCGCCCCCGGAATCAACGTTGACGACCAGCCAGGCGCATTTGTCGGCAGCTCTGCTCATGCGTTGCGGAGCATCCGACGACGTCCTCAAGCCCTACGGCGAAGACGTCGTCAACCAGGCGCAGGAAAACCTGCGCACCGTTTCATTGATCAATGTTTGCCGCATGGCTTGCGCCAATGCCGGCATCGATGCCCCGTATAACAACGACGAACTGCTTCGCGCTGGTTTCTCCACCGGTACGCTCCCCGTCATCCTGGGCGACGTCGCCCATAAGATGATGATCAAGAAGTTCGGCGCCGCCGGCGAAACCTGGCGCGCATGGGCAGGCACCAAGTCTGTCAGCGACTTCCGCGATCACAATCTGCTTCGCCTGAACCTCAACGGCAGGCTGGAGAAGGTCGCCAACGGCGGCGAAGTCACCTACATGCAGCGTAGCGAGGAAGCGACCAAGGTCGCCGCCGATACCTACGCCCGTAACCTGTCGATCACCAGGCGCGACATGATCAACGACGACGTTGGCGCGTTCGCCGACGCCGCCGAGATGCTCGGCCGCAAGGCTGCTCAGGGCGTGTCCGACTTGGTCTACACTATCCTGATGGCGAACGTCCTGAACGACGCCAGCTCGACTGCATTGAGCAGCCTTGCGGCCGAGCATCTCGGCGGCGTCGGCGAACGCGCCAACGTCGTCGTTGATCATGTCCTTCCTGGTGATGCTCAAGTTCTTCGCGTAGGTATCGGCTGCAACCTTCGTTGCTTCCTCGCTACGCTGCATGTACTTCACTTCGCCGCCGTTGGCGACCTTCTCCAGCCTGCCGTTGAGGTTCAGGCGAAGCATGTTGGCCTCGCGGAAGTCGGAGACAGACTTAGTGCCTGCCCATGCGCGCCAGGTTTCGCCGGCGGCGCCGAACTTCTTGAGCATCATCTTATGGGCGACGTCGCCCAGGATGACGGGGAGCGTACCGGTGGTGAAACCAGCGCGCAGCAGTTCGTCGTTGTTGTACGGAGCGTCGATGCCGGCATTGGCGCAGGCCATGCGGCAAACGTCGATGAGCGATATGGTACGCAGGTTTTCCTGCGCCTGGTTGACCACGTCTTCGCCGTATGGCTTGAGGACTGCGTCGGATGCGCCGCAACGCATGAGCAGAGCTGCCGACAAATGCGCCTGGCTGGTCGTCGCGCGGTTCGGAACGTTGATTCCGGGGGCAACGACGCTGCGGTTGGTGCGTTCGGCTGCAAGGAACTCGCCGCGGGCGGCGGAGATGTCCAGGCCTTCGTTGATGCAACGCTCGACAGTTGCCGGGGCGATGCCGAAGTCGGTACCTTCATTGCGGATGGCACTGATGCGGGCTGACTCTTCCTGGCGGACGGCGGCCATTTCGGCGTTGACTTCCTGGCGGACCTGGCTGCGAACGGCATCTTTGTCGAACGTCGTCAGGGGCTGAGTGGATGTACGCTGGGCCGGAGCGGCCTGCGGTTTTGTGCTGGCGTCGAGTTGCG